TCTTTTAACAGAAGCAGCTAGTTCAGGAAGAATTAATGATTTTTTTCCTTCTATACAAAACGCTACTAAAACAGGTTTAGATTTTTTTAAAGATGCTTCTACAGCAAAAGATCTTCCAGGATATGAAACTTATGGAACTAATTTTTTAAAAGATAATCCTAGTGCTACTTCTTCAGATATAGATATGTTTGTAAGATCTAAACAAAGAAGTAAAGATTTTGCAGATTATTTAGCAAATACAGAAAATCGTGACGCATATGATGTGTTTGCTAAAAAATATGATTTACAACCTTCTAATGCTTATGCTAGACAAGAATTTGCAACTTTACAAGATGCTGTAGATAAAGGTGAAGGATTTTTTGATACAACTGGAAATGTTATTCAATATGGTTTAGAAGCTGATGTTACATCTGTAACAGGTGGACAGTATACAGGTTTTGGAGGAACTTCTAATGTAGCTAGGACAACAACTACAGCAGCTTCTTTGTTAACTCCTCCTGAAGAGTTACCTGAACCACCTAGCCGATCTAATCTTTATGCAAGCTCAATAGCTTCTTCTCAATTAGATACAGCAGAAAGTTTAGCTTCTGCGCCTACAATGTCAGAAACAGTACAACTTAATAATAGTATAGCTGCTGGATCTAATCCGATGCAAACACTGAATAGTATTAGAAGTAATGCAGGATACTCTCAAGTATACGGGCCTTACTTTAGCATGTCATCTTAGGAACTTATATGATAAATACAGAAGTAACACAAATGGTTGATCCTTTTAATCGACCAATTCCAGGACAGTCTTTAACTAATCCTGTGGATACACCTTATCCGTGGGAAGGCCCTCCTGAGTTCGTAAAAGTTAATAAAGCTATTGAATATATATTTAAAAGCATTGTAGGAGATGCTCAAAGATTAACTGCTGTATTAGAAGTTTTAGATAGTAAAGCATATCCTATTGCAAGCATGGCTCAAATATTATTAGAAAGTGGTTTTAGACAAGGCAAATGGAATCCTGATTTAATGTTGCTTTTAGCAGAACCTACTATGGTTATTTTAATGGCTATTGCTGAACGTGCAGGTATTGGAGATTATGAAATTTATCAAGGTGAAAACTCTGAGTTAGATGAAGAAGAGCAAAGAGAAATAACTAATGAAGTTATAAATTCTTTTAAAGAAGAAGTAAATTTTAAAGGTTTAAGAAAACAAGGCGGCATAGATGTTCGTAGTGTGCCTAAAGAAATACTAGAAGAAATAGAAGAAACTCCTTTACCTGAAGTAAAAGAACAACAGCCTAGTTTATTAGGAGAAAGATAAATGGCTACTCGTCCCGACATAAGAGATTTTGATGTTGAAAGTTTGCTTAAAAGTTTTGCTGCGGCTAAACGAGGAAGTAGAAAAGATCCTAGCTCTTTAAGAAGATTAGCTCCTAATCTTATTAAAGGTGTAATAGGTGTTTATGATCAGTATCAAACTGAAAAGCTACAAGATGAAATAGATCAAACTAATTTTGATAATACTTTAGAGCTTGCTAAACTTAATATGAATGCTGCTAAAAAAGCAAAGATGTATAAAGAAACATCAGGGCAATATAGAGATTTAGCTAGTAAAGGTTTTAATTTTGATAATAATGAAATTAATGCAGATACAATATCTGATAGTAATTATGCCATTGCTCAACGTGTTTTTGGCGATCAAGCTTGGAAAGAAACTACAGAAAAATTTAAAACTATTCCACAAGAGTTATTGCCTTCTTATGGTGATTTTAAAAAATTACAAGGTAAGTATGTTGGTTTGCAACCTGAAGCTAAAAAAAATATAGAAAGTTTTTATAGAGCAGCAATTAAAGATCAAGCAAACTATGTAGCAACAGGTCAATCTTTTAACTATGATAAGTTTCAAGCTGCCGCAGAATCTTTACAAGCAATGGATATTGATTTTGATGCTGCTGATTATGGTTTACTTGCTAAACTAGATGGAAGACTTAGACGTAAAATTAGAATGCGTGATGGTTCTATTGATACTTTTAGATCTACTTATATGACTAAACCTGCTGCTGATATGGATAAAGCTCTTTCTGTATGGAGAGATTCACGAAGTAAAAATGATTTAAAAGCTACTTTAACAATGGCAGATTTAGGTTATGGTGCTTTTATAACTCCTGAACAATTAGAGTTTACTTCTGTATTTGATCCTGGAACTAAAGAAAAAATGCGTCAAGGTATGGAACAATTTTTTGGAGATAGGCCAGATGCTACAGCTAAAGAAATACAAAGTCATTTTAATCTTTTAACTTTTGGAGATCTTAATCCTAATCAAACTACAGTAACATTAGGTCTTGGCAGATTAAGAAAATTAAATTCTATTAATCAAATGAATGTTTCAGATGAAGAAAAACAAATTTTAATTGCTAAAGAAGAACAAAGATATTCAACTGCTTTAGAAACAATTTTAGAAAGACCTTTAGCTAATATAGAACAAATACAAAGTATAATCCATGCTAAAGAAGTACAAACAAGTAGTAAAGCAAGACTTGCTGAATTAAATACTAAAAGAACAGCAAACGGACAATTTGAAACAGAAGAACTAGCAGCAGAATATGAAAGAGTTTTAGATCAAAATAATATAGCTACAGTTACTTTACAATTTGCAGATATGCCTAATAATGCTTTTACTGATAAATTAGTAGAGAATGCATTACAAACTATGGATTTTGATAGAGTTAAATCACAAGCTGAGTTTATGAAAGCTGCGTATATAGCTGATCCAGCAAATTATAATCCTGATCCAAGTGTTCCAGGAAATGTTCATTATACAAATGATCCTGTTTATTTTGATGCATTAATGGATGAGCCTGATGAAGAAGTTAGAAATAGAGCAATAATAGGATTTGTTGCTCCTTTAAAAACTGCTCCTACATCTTCTAGTCCTGAAGGTGAAGATTATGTTAGTAGATTTTCTTTAAGCTTAACAACAGCAATAGAAAATAAAAGTTTTTTTGCTTTAGATACTGTAAAGAATAAAGCTAAGTTAACAGAAGAGGATTCTAAAGATCTTATAATTTCTTTAGGCTTTGATCCTAGAAAAGATAAAGGAAGTGCTTTTTTAGCACGTAATAGTACAGGAATTATTAAAGCAGCACATATGAGTAATCATTTATATGAAGCAACTCGTCAAAATCTTTTAGGAAATTTGCCAGGAGTATTCCGTGGTAATCTTCCTCCTCGCTCATTCTTTGAAAATAATTTACCTGAGCTTTTAATTTATTCAAATGCTATAACAAGAGTAGAGGATAAATTTATAGTAGACCCCTCTAAAATTACTTTTGAAGGTGTTAAAAACTTTTACTACAGTAAATACGTAGAACAAAGTTCTGAAAATTTATTTGGAGTAGTAGATACAGAGCGTGGCACTGCTGGTAATACATTAACTACAGAACAAGCAAACGAAGCTATTAACCAAGCTAAAGAAAGAGGAGACTCTGAAGATCAAAGTAAAGTGCAAGAAATAGTAGACAATGCAATTATAGAAGATGATCCTAGAATGATGGGAGCTACACGCATACCAAAAGATGTTCGTGAAGAAAGATTAGAAACAATAGGTGAAGGTGCTAAACAATTTGGATCAGCTTTAATTGGTGTTGCAGCTACTGAAGAAGAACAAGAAAGAGCAAGAGAGTTAACAGAGCTTATAAATAAAAAAAAAGTAACCCCTGAGCCTACAAGCCCTAAAGAAACTTCAGAAACAACTGTATTAGATACAGTAATTAATACTTTAATACCTTCAGCAGAAGCTGTTGTTCCTGAAACTCAACAAACTTCTTTATTAGAAGGAGATAATATTTCTAGGGCTGTAGATCGTGCAGATGCAAGGCAACGTAATTTATTTAGCAATAAAAAAGAAATACCTGTAACTCTTTCAGATGGAACTTCATTAATGGTAGATACTACTAAGCCTGTTGTTTATTTAAAAAATAAATTTGATGCAAATGAATTAACTTTTGATCAAGGTGTAGAAGCATACGCTAAAGCTATTGAAGCTCACAATGCAACTTTAGGTTTAACTAGTAAGGCTAATGCTTTAGATCCTATTGTAGATTCTCTTACATTTGCTGCACTTGCTAATCCTAAAGAATATAACCCAAGAAAGTTTATAAGAGTAGCCAGTAATAAAAAAGAAAGTCAAAACTTTAAAGATATTGTATTTGAAATAGTTAATAGTGAAAAAGCTCAAGAAGAAATAAATCAATATAGTCTTAAAGTTTCTGATATGACAGACCAACAAAAAGAAAAAGAATTTAATCGACAAGCTAAAAGAGCTAAAAGTATTCCTGTAAATAGTAACAATGATTATGCAAGAAATGCTATTGAATATTTAAAACTTCAAAGTATCTTTGGAGTAGAAAATGATAGAGCATTACCTAATCTTGGAAAAGAAGAATATGGATCTACTGTTAATTCTAAAGTTAGTCAGTATAATGATTATTTAGAAAATTACAGTCCTTCTATGGATTCTAGGCTTATACAAATATACATACAAGTAGCTAATAATTTAAAATCTTCTAATAAAAATTCATTACTAGCGAGTAATTAATGAGCTATAACGAGCGTAAAAATTTTAGAGTAGCGTACACTCCTCCTAAAATTAAAAGTCTTGCAAAAGATACTTTAGATTCTTTAGAAGAAGATGAAGAATATATTGCTGTGTCTGAAAGATTTTTATCTAGTATAGGTGAAAACGATCAGCAAGTAGAAGACGTATATGAGTATCTTCGTGATGAAGAATGGAACTTAGGTTCCAGTGCAAAACGTAGTCTTGTAGATATTCCAAGCTTTTCAGATCAACAAAAGAAAGACTATAAGTATTTGCGTCAGCGTTTTGATAAAGCTGATATGGGCGGGTTTAGCCAATACTTAAACTTTGCTAAAGATGCTACAGTAGATTTAGCTACAGATCCTTTGACACTTGCAGCACTTATTGCTGCTCCGTTTACTGGAGGAGCAAGCACTGCTGGTTTGTTTGCTAATAAAGGTTTGGCTCAAGCAGCTAAATTAGGATTAAAAAAAGTAGGCAATACTTTTAAAGATGATGTTCCATTATGGGATGTAATTCAAAAAGAAGGTTTAAAACAATTAGATATTGATAATAAAGTAGATTGGAAGTCTACTATTAACAAAGCTAAACTTGCAAGACAAGAAGCAGTTAGACAGTATTATAAAGATAAAGTAAAAAATACTGCTGTTTTAGGTGCTGCTGAAGGTGCTATATGGACAGGCATGGATGATTATCTTCGTCAAGAAAGAGAGTCTATAGATGGTATAGATATACGAAATGGTTTGAATTTATATGATATAGCAGGTTCTACATTAATTGGTGCAGCTTTAGGTGGAGGATTAGGTGCAGGGATTAGCAAAGCATCTACTGCATTTTCTCAAGAAGCACGACAAAATTTAGTTAAGTTTTCAGATGAAACATTTGTTGATGAAAACAGTTTAGGTTTTAAAGCCTCTAAATTAAAAGATACTGTTATTTCTAAAACAGTAGGTAAGCCTGTAACTAGATTTTTAACTTTAGCAGAATCTTCCCCAGCTCTTAAAAATTTATTAGCTACTGTTCGTTATGACACTTTTAAATTTAGAGGGCCTGGAGCTGCTAAATTAAATTATTCTTATAATGAAGTGCTTAATAACTATCAAGGAAAGTATTTTCAACAATATGAAGACTTAATACGCCCTTTATTAATTAGAGGAAAAATGAATAAAGAAGATGAGTTTATTATGGATAAGCTCATGCGTGTTAAAAGTAATGAATGGGGAACAAAAGTTCCTGAAGCAACTGCAACACATTATAAAATAGCTACTAAAATGAAAGATTTAGCTGGCAGTGTTTTAGAAGACGGTAAAAATGTAGGAATTTTTAGACAACCTTTAAATTCTGGCCCTAATGATTGGCTTACTCGCCGTTGGAAGTGGAGTGAAGTTCAGGAAAATAGAAAAGAACTTGCAGATATTATGGTAAACAGTAATGCTGTTTCTATTTCTGATGTTAAAGTTATTAGTTTATTGCCTGATGGCCCTCAAAAAGAAGAGTACATACGCAAAACTAATCTTTCAGATACGTTTGAAGATATGGTAGATAATTTAAAAAATCAACGTGTTGAGGATGTAAATAGTTTTATAGAAAAACTACAAAGAGAATATAATGCAGAAGGAATTTCTATTGAAGCACCTTTCTTAATAAAAAATACAGATGAAATAAATGCTAAATTAGGAGAACTTTTTGTAATAAATGAAAAAGCTAAAAGAAAAATTGCTAATACTTTACCAGATATTCTTAAAGGTAAAGATGCTGCTGATTTACGCACAGCTAAATATGAAGTAGCTAATAATATTATTGACGATATGCTTAGTAAAAAGACTCAAGTTAACACACTTGATATTGAAACTTTAGGTACTGTAGCTCCATCATCTTTTAGTCCTAGAAAATTATTTTTACTTGATGATTTAGAAATTGAAAAGTTTATAGACCACGATTTTGACAGTTTAATGCGTGATTACTTTACGCAAAGTTCTAGGCTGTATGCACGAAGTAGAACTCTTGGTAAAAATATAAATGACTTTAATGAAAGATATGTTAGAGATATTGAATCACAACTTAAAGCAAAAAATATTACTCTTACTAATAATGATAAAGAAGAATTAGCAAGGCTTTATAATTTTACTACTGGTTTAGATAATCAAAACTTCGGAATGAATGGTTTAAGTGTTGTTCCAGATACTATAAAGATTACACAACAATTAGCTCATTTACCTTTAGCTACATTATCTAGTTTAACAGAAATCTTTATACCTTTAACTCGTTTAAACACAGCGACATGGGCAAAAGGTGTGGCTCAAACTGTCAAGTATTCAGTACAAAAACAAAGTCAAGGTACGGTTAGAGAGCTTCAAGATAGATTTAATTTAAGTAAAGAAGATGCTCTTGCAGAAATGCATAGAGTATTTTTAGGAATTAATCAAGCAGTAGCTCAACGTATTGATGGCTTGGCTGGAGAAGGCATTCAGAGTACTAAAGGTAAAAAAATACAAAGTGGTTTCTTTAGATTAAATTTACTAGAGCAATGGACACGTACTGTGCAGCTTGCATCTTTTACAATGGGTAAAGATTTAATTACTCAGAATCTTAGAAAGATGAATAGATTAGATAATAAAAGTAAAGAATATAATCGTTTAGCCCAAGAGTTATTAGATTTAGGTGTAAATATTGGAAGAGGTTTGCAATGGGAAAAAGCTGGAGCTAATAAATATACTGAAAAAGTAGTAAATGGTTTAAGACAATGGAATGATTTTTACGAAACTAATGTTATGGGAGGTGCTGCACGTTTTACTAATGAAGTAATTTTAGATCCTTCTAAAGCAGCATCTATTAGACCTCATGCACAACAAACACCTATGGGTACTGTGTTGTTACAGTTTATGGGATACCCTACTGCTTTTAGTAATACTGTTCTTAAAAACTTTTACGGCCAAGCAGCCAGAGATCCTATTCGTGGGGGAGGTAAAGTTTTAGGTACAGGTTTGTTAATGACTATGGCAGCAGCAGGTACTAATTGGGTTCGTAATGGTGGTAGCTTTAAAGACTCATCAGGTGAAGAACAAGACGCAGGAGAAATAGCATTTGAAGCTGTGTCTCGTTGGGGTGGGTTTGGCTATGGTGAGTATGTTAAAAATGCTAGAGAAAATGCAGAGATAGGTGGAGGTGCGTTAGGTTCAGTAACTAAAGCAGTTACAGGGCCAATAGTAGGTGATGCTATTGATGCTATTTTGTATCGTAAAGGGCCAGGAGAACTTTTAGCAACTAATACTCCAGGATATAGTTTATATAGAGCATTGCCAAGTGTAGTAGAAAATAATTCTTTTAAGCAAGATGTTAAAGAAGTAGGTAAGTCTATTGATAGAGCTATTGGATTAAAGCCACCATTAAGAGAACAATCTTATCAAGCTTATTTACAGCGTCCAAGACGAGATTATTTAGAGCAAGTTAAACCTTATGCAGAAGGTGGGGAAGTATTTAGTAATGTTCCTAAAGCTTCTGTAAATCCTAGTAGTCGTATAGATCGTATGACAGGTATGCCTTATGAAGATCAGGCAGGAGATATAATTGATAATAGAGATAGATTTGTTAAAGGAAGTATAGTTAAGGCTATAAAGAAAACATTAAGTCTTACAGATGATGAAACTGATAGAGTTACTTTTGATCCTACACAAGAAAATAAAGTCGAGTTAGATAATTTCATTAGTTATGAAGATACACCTATTCAAGACAGAAAGCAAGCAGAATTGTTAAAAAGTTTGAACATTGAAGAGTCTGCTGTTAAAGATGATGTATATATAGTTCAGAATAAAACAGGTTGGATGGTAGCACAAACTCAACCACCTGTCAATATTCCTAAATCACGAAAAGGAACTATTAGAACTTTAAATCCTTTTGTTTATGATGGTGAGTTAAATCAAGAGTTTAATCCTAGCGATTTGTTAGAAGATGAAAACTTTATGAGTAAGTTAAAAGATTCTCAGTTATTAAAACAACTTGATAGATTAAGAAAAGAAAGAAAACGTATTCTTGCTACAAATATTGAAGATCTTTCTTATGCAGATCCTTTAGATAGTATTGCTTGGAATGCATTTAGAACTTTAGATAAATCAGTAACAGAACTTTTAAAGAAAGCAGGTTATGATTCTATTCAGTTTAATCCCAAACAACAACAATCAAAAGATTTAGCAAAAGAAGCTGTTAGTGTTACAGAGCAAACAGTACAACAAGAAGTACCTCCAGTGCGTACTGCTTTTGAATCTACAGGGGCTACAGCAACTACTTTGCTAGAAGAAGCAGATAAAGCTATGCCAGGATCTAGAGAAATACTAGCAAGTGGAGTTGAAGAAGTAGATGTATTACCTCCTGAAAAACCAGACTTAATAGACTCTACAGTAACAACATATAGTTTTGAAGGACGCAATGAGCCTTTACTTGCATCAGAAATACAACCAAATAAAAGTTGGTTTCTTTTAGATGATACAATGTTTATGGAAGATTCAGTATCACCTGTAATATCAACGCAAACATATTTTGATTTTAATACGCAACTACATGAAAATTATCGTACAAAATTTATTGAGCAAAATAAAATAGGGCCAAACACTTCTACAGAAAGTTTAAAGCAAAAAATTAATGCTGGGCCTTTTAACATTGTAACTTCTTTAATTCCTAGAGATAAAGAATTAGGAACATTAAAAGAAGAATTACCTAATGTTCCTGTAGTGTTTGGGCCTTTACCTAAACAAAAAGATGCTTTTGCTTATCATAGTAAATCTGATAATACAATTTATATTGATCCTGTAAGAATGGAAGAAAAATATCAACAAAAAGCGTGGACAACTTTACGCCCAGATGTTTTAGAAAAAAAACCAGGAGCAGAACCGTTACCAGAAAATGCAATTGAAACAAGAGAAGAATGGGAAGAGTTTGTAAAACGACATGAATATGCACATAGTAAGTATGCTCAACTTGAAGGAGAGCTTGCTGGAGAATATGAAAATAGAATGAATAGAATTGCTTTAGGTATTCCACAAGTTTTTCCTAGCAAAACTTTAACAGTTAAACAAGCTACTGAAAGAAACTTAGCTCTTTTAAAATCTGAACTAAATTTAAAAGATGCTGATCAAAATAAAACTTATGATGATTTTAAAAATCAATTTGATGCTAGTTTAATTGTTCCAGATCGTCAAATACCTGTTCCTTTATATTTTATAACAGAAGTTATTCCAGGACAAAGTTCTAAATATTTAAATAATGAATCTGGTAGGCTTTTAAATGCATCAGAGATGGCTGCATTTCTTAAAGGTAGGCAAGAAACAAAACCTGCTGAAGCTTTGCATCATCCTATAAATAATAATATACGGCATCCTAATGCTAAAGCATTTGCAAGTATTGCTCCTACAGTAACAAATCAAAAAGAAAGTCAACAAGCAGCAAATGAGTATCTTAAAAAAATTATTATTACAGAAGAACAACCTTACACGCTTTCTGCATTTGAAGAATTTGAAACAAGAGGTCAAATGGATGCAGCAAGAGCAAGAGAAACAGATGAAACTGAAGGTATTATAGGTTTACAAGACACAGATAAACGTCCAGATTTAGAAAGTTATAATCCTAAACAAGATCAAGTTAAACGTGGTAAAGGTGGAGTTAGATATATGCGTACTCCTGACGGAGATATTTTAGTAGAATATGATAAAGATACTAAACGCTTTGAACCTATACTGGCTAATCCTTTAAAGAAAGATAGTTTTGTTTATTACTCTCCTGATAAAGATATGTCAGCATTTAAACCTAAAAAACGTCGTAAGATAGCTGCTAAAGCTCGTTTTAAAAAACAACCTAAACAACCTAAACAACCTTCTATACTAGCACCGCCTGAAAAGTTTCCACGTAAAACAGAAATTACAGAGCGTGTAAGAGATACTGCTGCTTATAAAGGAGCAAGTGAAGAAGCTAGAAAACGTATTGATAATCAACTTAATGAGTTAGCTAGAAAACAAGAGCAAGGTAAATTGTAATGTTTAGATATTTTTTTTTGCGTTAATACCTTTATTGGCTTTATTAGGAATACATATGTACAAATATTTTACAGACAAAGAACTAGAATGCAAGCACTGTGAGGCAGATGGCATTGACCCTGCATTTATGCAAAAGGTTGATAAGCTAAGAGGTGAGCTAGGTTTTGCTTTTCCCATTACTTCTGCCTATCGTTGCCCTGACCACCCTATAGAAGCTCGTAAAAACACTCCTGGCGCTCATGCATCAGGAAGGGCTGTAGATATAGCAGTAAGAGGAGATCAAGCTCACAAGCTCTTACAGGCAGCTTTAAATGCAGGTTTTACAGGAATAGGTGTAAGCCAGAAAGAGGGAGTACGTTTTATACATTTAGATGATTTACCAGATTCTAAAGAACGTCCTAGACCACATGTATGGAGTTACTAATGATTTTATATAGTGAAGATATGCTTAGTAAAGTTTATAGGCTTTATCAACTACACCAAGCAAAACATAACTTAGGATTTATGAAATACGAAGACTTTCGTGTTTTGTTTGAAGAACAACAACAAACTATTTTAGATCAAATAGAGGAAGAAGTTAATGGCGATTCCAGTACTTGATGGTCTTGTAAAATTAGGAGGGACTTGGCTAGAAGGTAAAGTAGCTAAGACTAAAGCTAAAGCAGAAGCAGAAGCTACTGTAATGGTAAAGCAAGCTGAATCTGTTGCTGATTGGGAAACTGCTATGGCTAGAGCATCCAATCAATCCTGGAAAGATGAGTGGCTTACACTTCTATTTAGTGTGCCTCTTGTACTTTGTTTCTTTCCTGCAACTGTAGAATATGTACAAGCAGGTTTTGAAGCATTAGAAAACATGCCAGATTGGTATCAGTACAGTTTGTCTGTAATCATTGCTGCATCATTTGGCGTTAGATCTGTAATGGGAATAATGAATAAAAGGAAATAATTATGAGTGACGGAAGCATTAGAATACCCCAGTGGGGTCTACCTATAGGTGCTGCTGCTGTAAGTTTAGCAGTGGCTTGGGGCGTACTACAAGCTAACACAGCACACGCATCAGAAGATCGTGAGCGCATAGCTCAGATAGCAGAGCAAGCTGCGGCAAAGGCACAGGCCAACGGGCAAGCACAGGCAGTGACGGAGCAGAAGGTCGAAGCAATCGTCAACTCGTTGGCCCGACAGGAAAAAATTCAAGAAAAAACGAACGAACAGATTCAAGCTCTCGTACAAGCTCTCTTGAGCAAGAGCTAGTCTATGATCCAGAACGACCAAACTTATTCTGCGACATGCGAGAATACAGAATGCTACGCTACGTCCAACCCCCAGCAAAACGACACAAAGTTGCGGAAGTGTGGCTGCGCTACAACTACCAAAAGTGCGGATACGGAGCGACTGTGTATGTGCGTAACCAAGCGCCAAGAGTCCTTGGAACAGCGTGGGACACGAAGCTGCTGCTGCTGACATGGGAGCTACAAGCACCTACGGCAGTAAAAGTGGAGGCTGTTAAAAAGAAAAGAAGATTGTAGTGGAAGCTATACCTCCTTTTCCTAATAGTGTTAACGCACAGGAGTCTATAGTACCTGACAAGGTAAGAGAAATGTATTCTATAAAGCAAAAAACTTTTGCTATAAAAGGGGCTGTACAGGCTATAACTTATCTTGAACAGTTTTACTATGAATATAAAAATGGTCAGTTGCTGGTTACTATTTTAAAAATTTATAATCAAGATAAATATACGGTAGATATTAAAGCATGACTATGATGATATTTGTCCTTCTTATTTTAGAGCGAGGGCAACCTACAGGAGAAGAGTTTTATTTTAGAGAACTAACTTCTTGTTTAGAATACTCTGCTGCACTTAATAGTCAGTCAGTAGCTAATAATAATTCTATGTTAGGTAATAATAATTATTTTAAAACGTACTGTAGAGTGCGTCAGATCAATGTAAATGATGCAGGTACTAAGATACTATTTAGAGATCCAGCAAAAAAGAAAGAGGAATGATATGGCTGCTAAGAAAAAAAGTAAATCTAGGGTAAACGAGGCTGGTAACTATACTAAGCCTACTATGCGTAAGCGACTGTTTAATAAAATTAAAGCAGGTTCAAAAGGAGGTAAACCAGGGCAATGGTCAGGGCGTAAAGCTCAAATGCTTGCTAAACAATACAAAGCAGCAGGAGGCGGTTACAAATAATCTAACTTAACACGTTCATCCCTACTGGGACGGAAGTAGGCATAGTGCCGAAGGAACGCATTGATTAATTTCAATACTAACTGGAGGTATACTATGGATAATTACTATAGAGGTTTGCGTGTAGGTTCTGAAAAAGAAGAAAAAACTAAAGTTGAAGAAGGTACTTACAGAGGTGTTAAATATAAAAACAAAACTGAAGAACCTTCAAAGCCTAAAAAAGGCGTTTATCGTGGAGTAAAGTGGGATGGCAGATCCTAAAAAAGGAACAGGTAAAAAGCCAAAGGGCAGTGGCAGACGTTTATATACAGACGAAAATCCTAAAGATACAGTCGGTATAAAGTTTGCTACTGTCCAAGATGCTAGAGATACTGTTCGTAAAGTAAAAAATGTAAATAAACCTTTTGCTCGTAAAATACAAATACTAACTGTACTAGAGCAAAGAGCTAAAGTAGCTGGCAAATCTAAACAAGCTGAGATTGCTAAGAAAGGCAAAGAAGCTATAAGGAGAAAGCATGGCAAAACAAGCCCAACAAAAAACAAGAAGTAAAAAAGAATTTGAAGAGTGGATAAAACAGCAGCAAGACAAAGGACATGATCAGTAATGGCACTTAAAAAATCTCAAAAGTCTTTAAGATCTTGGACAAAACAAAAATGGCGTACTAAGTCTGGTAAAAAATCTAGTGAAACTGGAGAGCGTTACCTGCCTGAAAAAGCTATAAAATCTTTATCGTCTTCTGAATATGCTGCTACTACTAAAAAGAAACGTGAAGATACTAAGAAGGGCAAGCAACATAGTAAGCAGCCTAAAAAGATTGCAAAGAAAACTAGGAGCTATAGAAAGAAATGAGAGAAGAATATAAAAAAGGAAGTAAAGCTAAAAAAAGAGATCCTAGATTAGCCAGGGCTGGAGTATCTGGGTATAATAAACCTAAACGGACTCCTAAACATCCTACCAAATCTCATGTTGTTGTAGCTAAAGACGGTGATAAAATAAAAACAATACGTTTTGGCCAGCAAGGTGTTCGTGGTGCTGGTAAAAATCCTACATCTAAAAAAGATAAAGCTCGCAAAAAATCATATTATGCTAGACATAATGCACAAGATGCTAGTCCGTCTAAACTCAGTGCACGATATTGGTCACATAAGGTAAAATGGTAATGGAAGATTCTGTAGTACTTTTTGAATCCCCAGAGGCAGGAACTATAAGATTAAATACTGAAGCAATCTCTCATCTTAGTACAGCATTTGCTGAAGCTGACGATGCAGATCTTAAACTAGCTATTTTTTCTTTAATACAAAAACATTCTGATTATGTACTTGCTACAAGCGATAAAATATTATGCAAACAAAAACTACATTTAACCAAAGTTAAATAAAGCTTCTAATTCTTTTTCTAATTTTTTATGCAACTTAGTAAACATAGGATCTAATTCTTTTAAAACCTTATGCAAAAGAATACTATCCTCACCATCAAAAAACTTTGTAATCTCTTTTTTGGGAAGATAGCTGTACTCTGTCATTAACTTGCCTTTCTTATCTATAAATACTTTAAATGATATAATATTTCCTTCTTCATTCATGCAAACCTCACTTTTTCTACATTGCCCCTAAGTCCTGCCTTCATATATGTAGTAGCTCGCCCTTCAAAAAAGTTTTGATGCTCTACACCTAATACATCGTCTAACCAATCTAGTGGATTATCTTTTACATTATAATTAGGTTTTAATCCTAGCTGTAATAGTCTACGATCTGCAATGTATCTGATGTACTGCTGCATCTCTTTCTTTGTTAGTCCACGTATGTCACCTTGTTCAAACACAAGATCTAAGAATCTATCCTCTAGGTCAACCATTTCACGGCATGCTTGATAGATCTCAGCTTTGAAATCATCAGTCCATAGTTCAATGTTCTCTTGAATAAACTCTCTGAATAGCTTTGTCATTGCCTCTACGTGCATAGACTCATCACGTATGCTGTATGTAATAATCTGTCCCATACCTTTCATTTTACCAAAGCGTGGAAAGTTAAGTAATACAATAAAACTTGAGAACAACTGTAGCCCTTCAGTAAATGCAGAGTAAATAGCCAGGGCTTTAGCAATAGACTGTCTATCGCCCTTAGTAACCCGTACAGCGTCGATATACTCATGCTTGTCAGCCATAGCCTCATACTCTGCAAACGCTTTATACTCCACCTCTGGCATTCCTACGGTGTCTAGTAGCAGACTGTAGGCGTGTTGATGTATTGATTCCATATTATGAAAGGCACCCATCATCATACGTGCTTCAGGCTTCTTGAAGATCTTCATGTAACGATCAACATAACCAGACCCTACATCTACATCAGACTGAGTAAACAATCTAAAGATCTGTGTAAGTAAATTCTTTTCAGACTCATCAAGGTCTTGCCAATCTTTTACATCATTGTGTAATGGTACATCTTCTGGAAACCAGTGCATTTGATTCTGCTGTGAGTAGTAGTCAAACATCCAAGGATGCTCAAATGGTTTGTAATAATCTCTTGTATCTAATAAGCTCATTGTTTCTCCACTGGGAATGCGTTTAAATTTGCAGCTACAGTACGGCGCTCTCCTTCGCCTTTGAATGGGTATACCATGTGTTGTAGCCACGAAGGAAAGAAGTATATCTTACCTATCTCTGGTTTAAATACTACTGCCTGTGTAGGCTTTAGTCGTTCTTTATCATTAACTGCACTTTGACCATAAACAAACTCTAGAAATCCATCAACACACCCTGAAGCGTTGTAGTAGCTAAAATCTCCTATGTGTGGTGCGTTTAATTTTTCTATTTGTTCTGGTACTTTAGTCCACGTTGTACAGCTAATCCCCATTATAGTTTTAGTGCCGTGGTCATGGATCGGATTATAGTCACCTTCGTAGCTGTGTACAGACCACAACTCATCTATGTCTATTTGTCTATCACCATCTAGTGCTTGTCCTGTGTTTTCAAAGAACTGGCCAACGTAGTGTACAGCCATGTTCTGTAGGTACGCTCTAACGTATTGTAAGTCTTTGTGAGTATGATCCATGCGTAGCTGCTCACCTGCCTGGATTTGTCCTACAAGAGTATCAGCAGCAGTAAGTCTGTCCTCTTGTAACAGTAGGTCATCTAGAAAAGTATTTAAAGTATCTACATACTCTATGGGAAAGTCTGCCTCCATCATAAACACAGAAGGTAGTGGCAGCATTTTATATTTTATTTCACTCATTAAACGCAGTCTCTAGAAAAGAAGTCTCTAATACAACTAGTTTATCTTCTGCTTCAGCTATCTTGCCTACTAGCTCGTCCATAGTTTCAAGCATTGTATGCTCGCCTACGGCTGCTGGATTCTCAAGATAGTTTTTAAGCTCTGAAGCAGCCCAAATAATTTGAGCTTTATACATGCTCTTTAGTGCTTTTATTTTGTGGTCTTCCATTTTTCTTTTAGCTCCTTATCGTTTCTAGCTACCCATATTCTAAAACTAAGTTTGTCTAGTTTGTTATAATTTATTGCGTACTCAGCCCACTGTTGAATGCAGAAGTTTTTATATTTAGTATCTTCTACTTCTTTTGCAGCGTAAAATTCTTTAAACTCTTCGTAAGACGCAAGCCTATTCTCTTCCCATATATAATATTGACAATCTTCTATAGGATGTTTAGACATAACTAGTTCTCTTCTTACATTCACATATCATAAAAGCTCCATGCTTTCTACATATGGCTATATAAGAATCTGAGCACTTTGTATTTTTAGGACTATATTGATCCCAATAATTATTATGCGTACGTTCTGACGCACAAGCAGGTAGTAACAATAATAAAAATAATAATTTAACCTTCACAGCTTAAACACTCCCCTTCTTCTAAGTTAATTCTTGGTATTTTAATGTTAACATTCTCTGTATTTCTAGCTGCATTAGAGCGTAAGTAATACATAGATTTGAGTTTGTTAGCTCCTGCCCAATGTACGCTATTAATATATTCCAAATACTCATCATGTACCTCCTGATCTGCTGTAGCTGGTGGTGGTATAAAGAATAAGTTTACTGACTGCGCCTGACAGACATACTTTTGTCTTTGTAGTGCGTGTTCAATAACCCATATCTGATTAATAGATGGTGCGGTTTTAAAGACTTCTTTCTCTTCTTTAGATAACGCTTCCAAAGTTTCCACAGATCCTTCATTAGCGGCAATTTCTTTCCAAGTCTTTTCAGTATTAATCTTTTTCTCATCTAGTAACTTCTCCAAGTACTTATTCTTTACTTTAAAAGATCCGGTTAAAGTCTTGTGCGTAAATACGTTAGCCCTCGTAGGCTCAATACTAGGACTCGTTCCACCACATATAATACTGCTGCTGGCGTTAGGAGCAATAGCAAGCAGATGTGAGTTACGGCGACCACTGCCAACCATATCAGGAGCTTCACCCCTAGATCCAGCCAACTGTACACTAGCTTCAATAGCTCTTTCTTTGATATGTTTAAAGGCTCTATTGTTAAAGCTGGCAGCGTACATTCCCTCAAAAGGGATTCCATTACGTTGAAGATAAGAATGAAAGCCCATCGCACCAAGACCAATCGCACGTTCTCTATATGCGCTATAAGCGGCTTTTGTAAAACCTTTTTTATCCAAGTCAACATGGTACTTAAACTCCTGTAAAGTATCGCACTGTTCTAAAATACCTACTGTTTGTATAGCATTATCAATAAAGTGTTCTAGTGTGTTATCCAGCATGGTAACTAAGTCACTAATGAATAACTCATTATCTTTCCACTCATCAAAGTATTCTAGGTTAACACTGGACAGGCAGCAAACTGCTGTGCGCTCTTCACTAGTAGGTAGGGTAATTTCAGAACATAAATTACTTTGGCGTACTTTGAGTCCTAAGTCTTTCTGCTGCTGTGGTAAGGTTTCGTTGCAGCGGTCAAGGTTAACAATATATGGCTCGCCTGTTTCTGCTCTAGTGTGTATTAACTGCCACCATAAATCCCTGGCTGCTAAAGTTTTTATAGCTTGCTTTGACTTAGGATCTATAAGTCTCCAAGGTAAGTCGTGCTGTACGGAGTATAAGAACTCATCAGATATACTGACACCATTATGCAAGTTAAGGCACTTGCGATTGAGATCACCTCCAGTAGTCTTCCGCATTGCAATAAACTCTTCAATTTCTGGATGACTAATATCCATATATGCTGCATAAGATCCTCTTCTAGTAATACCTTGGTTAAAAGCAAGCATTTGACTATCTACAACATGCATGAATGGAATGCTACCAGTAGACTCACTGCCGTTAGAAGTAGATACACCATTACTCCTAACATCACCCCAATATCCACCCAAGCCTCCACCTGAACTAGCCAACCATATGTTCTCGTCATAATGATCAGATAGACCACGCCTTGAGTCAGGAACATAATTAAGAAAGCAAGAGATAGGTAAACCACGCTTGGTTCCCCCATTGCTAAGGATAGGAGTGCTAAACATGAACCAATTAGAACTTGCGTAGTTATAAAGTCGCTGTGCAAGATCGAAGTCAGTGTGTCCTTGATAAGTAGCGCTATATACAGCGGCCCTTGCAAAAGCTTCTTGAGCATATTCTTCATCTTCCCAAAAGTATCTATCTTTTAATGTTTGAATAGAAAATTCTGTAAGTAAACTTTCTTTATCATAATCAATCTCTATCCCCAAATAATTCATACTGCCAGTTTTTAATGTCATCAACGTCATCCTTTTCTTTTAACTGTGACTGCCTATATCCTTTAGTCCGTGCTTTATTTTTAGACTTTTTTCTTTTATTAAACTTTTCAGTTCGTTCTGCTTTTCTATCCCAAGACATCCTGATTCTCCAACAAAAACTTAAGCAGCCGTTCTTCATACCAACGAGCTTTGCGTAAGTCTTCTATAGGTTTACTCTTGTATCTAAATCTCCAGCGATACTTTAGTGAGTTACCTCTTAGGTATCCTATAAACTCATCAGGCGTAAGCATAGCTTCAATAGCTTCTATACATTCCACACTACCGTTATTATAATGTGGTGGATGATCTACCATAGTATTTATTAATTCAGCATACGATTTACCTAAACTATTATCAGGTGTGTTTTTATTATTAATCTCAGACTCAAGAGTGTATACGTCATGCACAAACTTATCACTATACACAGGATGGTCATTAGGCTCATCCCACTCTGATAATTCTACGTCATGTTTAGTCCTAAGTTTGTTCCACTCTTCTGGTGTTGCATCGTTAATACTCATTCCATCCACTCCTTTGGAAATGTTTTTTCTGAAAACCATCTAAATTTATTTTTTGTTGCCCATTCAGAATGATTAAACTTAGTACCGTTCTTTCTTTTCTTTGCTCCTGGCATAGGTGCATAAGGAGAAGCAAATAAAAATACTAATTCACAATCATCAGGTAAAGCTTTCTTAACCCAAATATACTTGTTATACTCTTGATAATCCCAAAACCTTCCTTTAGATTCTAAAAGAATTGTTTTACCATTTATAACTTTAATAAAATCAGGCCAATAAATATGTTCTACTACATAAGGTACAGCCTTATTATGTAAACTCCAAGTCTTTAATTGTTTCTTATGTAATTCAAACTCCCATTTAGAATCATAACCTTTAGGTATATTTTTTTCTTTAGGTCTTTTAACTCTAGGTTTACGCATTCATTATCTCATTCAATGTAATTGTTTCTAAAGTTTTATCAGACTTTTTAACAACCTTTTTTATTTTTTTCCTAAACCATTTTAAAGTGTAAGCATTTATTCTAATCTGTCCTTGGCTAAAGAAATAAGGTTCTTTTGGCATTAACTCTTGAATTTTTTCAGGAGTTAAAAGTTTTAACTGATCTTCAGGTAACAAAGAATATAACCACTCTTGTATCAATTTGGTTATCGCATTGTTAAACTTTTGCTTTTTACTTTTATTTATACGTTGCATTATAAAACCTCTTCTACTCTAGGCTCATTAACTACTTTAGTAAAGTATGTTAAACCCTTGGAATATTTAAAAATTCTTAAATCAGAATAACATTTATGTTTATGAGAGCAATATACACAAGGTTTAGGAAGCTTCATGTTTCCTGCCTTACCTTCAGGTACTGGCTCATAGCACATTTCTTCAGGAGGATTATCCTGGTCTATAGCTTTTTTAGCTTTGCTTATCTCATATCTAATATTAGGCTTATCAAGTTCATCAGGCTGATATAAAGTTAACTCACCTGTTTCTTTATTGATAGCTAAGAAACCACCATTAGAAGACTTTTCTGCTTCTTCATAACCACTTAACTGAGCAAGATAGCCGAAGGGATCATCATCTCTAAGTGTACCTTCCTTAAACTTTTTAAATGCAAAGTTAGAAGCAGTCTTTATATCAACAAC